GATGGTTGGGAAAGGCGTGGCGGGATACGGTACGGTTAGGTAAGGCAAGGCAGTTGCGTTAAGGTCTGATTTGGTAAGGTTTGGTGAGGTAGGGCGAGATAAGGTTTGGCAGTTGAGGCGTGGCAGGGCCGGGTGAGGTATGGTAGGGTAGTTAGAGGTTTGGTGAATTAAGGTAAGTTAAACAGAGGTCAGAAATGGCCTCTTTTTTTATGCCCATTATTTTAAATATGATAATTATCATATCAGGACATGACGAAAATCATTGCAAAATAAATTTTTTTGTGTAAAAGAAAATTGTATAACTTTACAACAAATAATTTCAACAATGGCAAAGGAAAAGATTAAATGTGTAGTTCGGGGAAAGATACTCGAACTGTCTCCTACTGCTTACGAAATGGCAAAGGAATATTTCGGGGCTGCAAAGGTATCTGATCTGAACATCTCTAAGCCTATTGAACTGAGCAAACCGATTCTGATTCCGAAGATTAACGTGAAGGTTGAGAAGCCGGAAGAACTGACTATCAAAAAGACTGAGGCGGCTAAGATACTCGACGCCCCGCCGCCCGAAGGTCCGATGATTACAGAACGACCTGCAAGGAAAGTCACGAAACCCAGAGCCAAAAAGAAATGAAAGAGATAACCTCCAAACGGACAAAGCAGACCCAGTTCATCACCGATGAAGAATGGGATTGGTTGAAGGAACACGGCAAAGCCAAGAATTTCACAATGAAAGAAATGGTCATCATAAAGAAGCCTGTAATCAATAAGGAGATTCTGATGCCGGAAATACAAACTAAAAAGAATAAAAAATGACTGAAGCTGAACAGAAAAAGCTCAATGGGTTTTTGTCCAAAACCTTAAAAATGGACGACGAGGAATTGGCCAGCCTTTACAACGAGGCCGGGGAGTTGACCTCCTTAACCGCAGCTGAACAAGCCGATACCGCGAGAGTAACGAAACTCAAAGAGGATCAGGCGAGCCAATATAAGCGAGGCCAGAAAGAAGTGGCAAGCAAGATGGAGGCGCAGTTGAAGGATAAGTTTGGTGTTGACTCCGATTTAACCGGAGTTGAATTAGTTGATTTCATTCTGACAACTGAACTCGAAAAAGTTAAAGGCAAAGGTGATGAAGATATTACGGCTCACCCGGAGTATCTGAAACTGAAAAGCGAAAGCGACCGTATGCTGAAGGCAAAAGACAAGGAATGGCAAAAGAAGATCGAAGATCTGGAGCTGAAACACGCCAGGGAATCGATGTTTTCTAAAGTCAAAGAACGTGCTTTTGCTGAACTTGACAACCTCAGGCCAATACTGCCCGAAGATGCGAAGAAAGCCCAGAAGTGGAAAGAGAAATACATTGAGGACTTACGTGCGTACGACTTCACAGAGCAGCAGGACGGCATGATTGTAGTTCTGAAGGACGGGAAACCGCTTCAGGATTCACACGGGTATAACAAGTCCTTTGCTGACCTGGTAAAAGAAACCGCTGCCGAAATCTTTGATTTCCAGACAGCCGAGAGCAGGTCAAGTGCCGCAAACCAACAGACACAAAGCAATTTTGCCGCACCGCGCAATGAAGATGAGTTCATTCAGAAGATGAGAGAGGCTAAGACACCGGAAGAACAAGCAAAAGTTATGGAGTCTTACCAATCTAAAACAAAATGAGTACAATAGGAACCGTTGACTGTGGCTTCTTAGCCACCTACCAGGGAAAAGCCGCACAGATGTGGACTGATCCCATTGCAAACATTGATCTTATCGGTGATGTCGAGGCTGCAAAGGCCGTGCTGGAGAACCAGCAGATTTCAATGACAGAACTGACCGGAAAGAAGAAACGCACCGTGAGCCTTGAGTGGCTTCAGAAGTGTGACATCACCACGACTGCGTGTACTGACGACTGTACGATTGACGGCGAAGATGCTGACCCGATCTGTAAGGAGTATGAAATTGAGTGCCTTCGTGAGACGAAGTTTAAGATGCCGAAACGTGCCTACCGCGAGAGGACTATCGAGATGGCAGAAGCCTTTGCATTTAATATGCTTCAGCACAAGAAAGCTCTCGATGAGTGGCTGGCTCAGTATATCGTAACAGGTATTCTTGCCGCTGCTGGTACGAACGCATACACTGGTGGTGTTGGAACTGTTGCCGGTGCGCTGACGACTATTCCTGCTGCTTCATGGAACGATTCAATCTGGGGTTATTTCAATCTTGTTACCAGGTACAACAAATTCAAGTCACCGTACCTTCTGACCGGAGACAATCTGTATCAGCTTCTCTTTAACAGGATGCACGAATCAATGACTGAGGCCGGACGTGCCGCAATGTCAAAGATCGGAACGATACGGAAGATTTACCAGGACCCAGAGAACGTCGAGGCTGTTGCTCCGAACTATACGTTCCTGCTGCATAAGACCGCCGTTGCGTTCATCAACAAAGCATGGAATCCGCTTGGTGCTGCAAATGCTGTTCCCGAAGCCGGTGTTTATGCTCTGTGGTCAGAACCATCAAACAACATCCCTGGTGTGTATTATGACATCATCACTCAGGAGACTTGTGTTGAAAATGAGTTCTACCTTGCCGCAAAGGTTCAGCTTCACGGGCTGTTTGCCGAAAATCCGCTGCCGTGCGACGAAACCAACACGGGCGTATTAGCATTTGCCTGCTCATAATAAAAACATTATGTTTGAATAACACGACAAAGGATATTCTAATTTTGGGAT